AGTAGGTGCAGGAGGAGCAATTACAGGTAGAGGAGCACATTTATTAATTATAGATGACCCGATTAAAGGAAGAGAGGACGCAGAATCAGAAGTTCAAAGAAAAAATTTAATCGAGTGGTATAAGTCAGTCGCTTATACTAGATTACAACCCGGTGGAAAAATTATTATAATTCAAACTCGTTGGCACCAAGATGATTTAGCTGGACATATTTTAAATGAAAGTAAAGAAGATTGGAAAATTTTAGATTTACCTGCTATTGACTCAAAAGGAAATGCTCTCTGGCCTGAAGCTTATCCAGAAGAAGCTTTAGAAAAAATTAGAAGTACAGTAGGAGAACGAGTATGGTCAGCTCTTTATCAACAGCAACCTTCAGGTGATGAAGGATCCATTATCAAAAGAGATTGGTGGAAGATATATCCAGAAGATAAAATTCCAACATTATCATATGTTCTTCAATCTTATGATACTGCTTTTAGTACAAAAGATAGTGCTGACTTTTCTGCATGTACTACCTGGGGAGTTTATACAGAAAGAGATAAAGAAAATAAACCTTATGCTGCATGTTTATTATTAGACGCATGGAAAGAAAGATTAGAATATCCTGATTTAAGAAAAAGAGCACAAGATGCTTATGAGAAATGGTACCCTGATCAAGTATTAATAGAAAAAAGAGCTTCAGGCCAGAGTTTAATACAAGACATGAGAAGGTCAGGAGTACCTGTAATTACTTATACTCCCGATAGAGATAAGGTATCTAGAACGCACTCGGTAGCTTCAATGTTTGAAGGCGGATTAGTGTTTACTTTAGACAAAGATTGGACTAAAAGCGTCATAGAGGAATCAGCAGCTTTTCCTTATGGAAAATTTGATGATGTTCATGATACGTGTGTTCAAGCTTTATTGCGTATTCGTGATGGCTTTTTAGTCGCTCATCCTGATGATCCCGAAGATGAAGATTATGAACAGAGGAAACAGCGGAAACGCAGCCATAAAAACAAACATTATTACTCTTAATAGGTATAGACCTATTAAACAAAAGCCACCTAGTCCTAAACAAATCGAAAAAGCACAAAATGATGAAGTAATTAATGCTTTTCATGATGCATGTATCAAGATAAGTGATAAAATAGATATTAAAGGATATGCCTTAGTAGCATGGGATGAGAAGGGAACTCCCTGTCTATCATGGTCTACTGGCCATAATAAAAACCCTATTAGCGAAATGTTACTTCCGACCTTTACACAGAGTTGTTTTCAAGGTATACTAAATAAAAAATTAAGCACAACGGAGGACTTAAATGAGTAACCCATTTACTAGACGAGGCACAGAACCTAATTACACTACAGAAAACTTTAGTGTAAAAGATGTAAAGAAAGCTAATGCTAGATTTTATGAAAAAAATCCCGATGCTATTGAACCTGCAGCGATGATTAAAAAAGCTATGCAGAATCCGGACGATGAAGTAGTAAAACAACAAACAAGACGTGAAGCAGAAGAAAAAGACTTCATGAAAAAACTAAATATAACTGGAGGAATATACTAATGACTAAAACTCAAGATACTACAAAGACTGCAGTAAAATATAATTCTAGTGGTGCAGCCGCAGGTTTTGGACCTACTGCTCATCCACCTAAAGAAGATCCATCTGCTGCAAGTAAAATTGTAAATAAAGTAGATCATAGATATAGTTATAATGCTGATAACAGAGCTTTTATATCTAAACTAAAAAGAAGTTAGTTATGATTAAAGATTTAAAAAGGGATGTATAATTATGTCTGATAAAAATGTTGAAGTTATTATGGGTAGTCAATTTAATAAACTTAAAAAAGCTTCAGAGAAAGCAATAAAAGAAGCAGCTAAAGACCTTGATTCACCATCAGATGAAGATATAAAAATTTTAAAAGAATCAATTTCTAATTCTTATTCTAGTGATAATAAGAAAATAATTAAAGCTTTAAAAAAGGAATAATTATGTCAGACGAAAAAGAAGGACATAGAAAAGTTAAAACTGATTTCAAAAGAAAAAGAGCAGAAAAAAGGCAACAAAAAACCTATGATGCAATCACAAGTTTTTTTGATACAGTTACATTTGGATTAAGTACACCTAAAAAAAATAAAGAATCAGATACTAATTCTTATGCTAGTGAGAATAAGAAAATGATTAAAGGTTTGATGAAAGAATAATTATGAAAATGACCGCCGGTGCAGGATCAGGAGAAGGAAGATTACAAAACTCTAGAATGTCAGCACCTAAAAAAATTAAAAAAAAGGTAAAGAAAAATGTTAAAAAAAGAAAACGATGATTTCGTAGCAACGAAAGCCGAAAAGACTTTTGATGATGATGGCAATATTCAAGTTGCAGAAGTAGATAAAAAAACTACTTTATCTGAAGCTTTAGGAAAAAAAAGAGGATTTATTACTAGATCAAAAGCTAAAAAACATTTTAAAATTAAAAAAATCTTATTAGATAATTCAGCGAAAGTTATTAAATTAAAATAAGTAAATGGCTCGGATAAAGTTTAAAACCTTTACTCCTCGAGATAAACCTCGTAAAAGACCTGGACGACATAAAAAAAATCTTAACAAAAGTGAAAAAAGGTCGTATAAGAAATATCGTAAACAAGGTAAATGATATGGCAACTATTAACGACTTATTATATAATTATCAAGAAGGTAATGAATTTGTATGTTCAGATGGAAGAATGTCAGTAAACGGTATTTGTCAAGTAGAACAACAACCTGATAGTGTAGATGCTTCTAATATTACTAAAGAAATTATAGAAACTTCTAAAGATGATCCTGAAGATAAACAAAAAATTAGAGATTGGGAAGAGAAAGTAAAACGAGATAAAGTATTAAAAAATTTAGAAGGAACTTCTGACTACTATCCAGAGTTAGGAAAAGAAAAAAATAAATTTGAATGGGACTTTGATAAAGAAAATAAAATTGATAATTATAAAAATACAGTAAATACTAATATTGATGCTTATAATGGTTGGGTAGAAGATAATTTAGGAATACCTAAAAATGTTCAAAATACTGTAAGAGTAGGAGGAACTGTAGCAGCTCTTGCAGGAGGTTCTGGTGCATTAGCAGTTGTAGCCCCTTGGCTTATTCCAATTTTTGCAGGAGGAGCTATTAATAAAGCTGAAAGAGAAAGAATAGAAAATATAACAGATCAAGATAAACAAGGTGGTAATATTCATACTGTAGATATGATGACTTACGATGTTCCAACACCAGGAGAAGATGGATTTAATCCTCATAATGATGCCGGCGATGCTCCTGATATGAGAGGCACTGGACCTACAACTCAATCAGAATCAGATTATGGTTATGGTTCAGACGCAGGGTGGTATTAATGGTAAAAAAAACTCCAGCATCAATAGTAAATGCTTCTTTAGGTATTAGACTTTCTTCTCATGAAAAGTTATGTGCTGAAAGAATGAAACAATTAATTAAAGCGATAGATGATTTAAATAAAAAAGTATCCAAACTTTCTGATGATGTATCTAGAGGTAAAGGAGCAGTTGCAGTATTAATTGGTGTAGGAACTATTATAGCAGCTTGTATTGGCTTTTTTCAATTTAAATAAAAAAATGATTGAAAAATTAATGACTTTACTTGTTGGAATCTTGTTGGCGTTAGCCGGCTGGTCCCTTTCTAGAACTTTTGAACTCTCAACTATTCAGGCAGTACATGAAGATAAAGTACAAAGAATTCAAGCACAAGTTTTAAAACTAGAAGATCAGGTTGATAGGATGATGGATTCAGATGAAGAAATAATGGATCAACATAAAAAATTATTTGAGAAATTAGAATCAGGAAATACAGGATATAGTTATAACTAATGGCACTTAAAATTTCAGACGAAGCACGAGTTCAAATGCCAATGAAAACAGTGGCGTCCCTCATTGCACTTGTTGCAATAGGAACTTGGGCGTTCTTCGGTATTCAAGAAAAACTCAATCAGCACTCAACTCAATTAGAAATTATGGAAAAGGATTTAGTTCTTAATTCCGAATTTAGAATAGGCTGGCCTCGGGGACTTTTAGGAAGTCTTCCAGCTGACTCAGAACAATTCATGCTCATTGAGGAATTATATAAACAAACTGATAAACTTGAAATAAGAGTAGATGGTATGCTCCATAATGATGTTAATATACAAGCATTAGAAAAAGCTGTAGAAAAATTACAAAATGATGTAGAAAAATTAAAAGATAAACAAAGAGAATTTAGTAATGGAGATACTCATTAATGACTGAGGTAGTAATAGCTTTATTAATGTTAGTTAATAATGAAATAACAGAACATAGAATACAACCTTCAATGGGTGAATGCCTTAAAGGTAAGCGTATTGCTGAAAGAACTAAACAACCTAATATACAATATACTTGTATTAAATCAGAAGCAGAAATTGAAATTAATATTACTGATGGTTCAAAAACAATTAAGAAACTTATATTAAAATGAGTAATAATAAGAGGAAACAATATGACTATAAGCGGTAAAGTTAAGTGGTTTAATCCTACCAAAGGGTATGGATTCATTTCACGAGATGATGATGCTAAAGATGTCTTTGTTCATTCTTCAGCAGTAAGAAATGCAGGTTTATCTGGATTAGCGGAAGGGGAATTAATAACATTTGAAGTGGAAGAAGGTGCTAAAGGCCTTGCTGCAGTTAATCTACAAAAAGGTTAAGTAGTAAAATGAAGAAAAAGCGTAATCCTGTTGCGAAACAATTACGACATTTTAAACAAAAGATAATTCGTAATAAAAAAGTCTATAATAGAAAAAAATTATCCAAAATTTAAAGCTTTCAATATCAATATTTTTGTTTTATATCTACTAATAGGAAAGTATGGTATGAACCAGGAGGTATATTAATATGAAAAAACAAGGATACAATGCTAGAAAAGATGAACAACTAGGAATGACTAGAGGAAAAGAATCTGGCAAAAAAATGTCTATGGCTGGCAGAAGAAAAGTAGCTAAAGCTACTCGTAAACCTAAAGGCACTTACGGTTTTAAAAAGAAGTAAATCATTAATAGAGGAAGCTTTAGTGCCGATAGATTTATTACTAAAGCTCACTCTATTAAAAACACATAGGAGAAATTATGCCAACAGTCGGAAAAAAGAAATTTGCATATAATAAAGCTGGAATGAAAAAAGCTAAAATGGCTGCAAAGAAAAAAGGTATTAAAGTTAAATATAAAAAATCATAATGCCTTTTAGATCAGAAAAACAACGAAAATTTATGCATATTAATAAACCAAAGATTGCAAAAAAATGGTCAAAAAGATATGGAAGTAAAATAATTAAAAAAAAGAAAAAAACATAATGGAAGTTGAATTAGA